TGATGAACGTATCAGATGACTTTCAAGACAGAATCTTCAATTCAAAACAAAAATATACCTTTATGGCACTACGCACAGTTGCGCGTAATCATGACATCTTAGACCTGTTTGAACAACTCCGACAGGAGGGGTATCAGATTGGTGTATGTTCAAATGCCATTGAAAAAACCGTTGATAATATATTAGATCAGATGTTATTGTCTCCGTATCTAAGTGTGAGATTGTCTAGTAGTGATGTGTCGAATCCCAAACCTCACCCAGAGATTTACTGGGAAGCAATGACTAAGGTTGGAGTTCTACCCGAAGAGACGGTGATCGTAGAAGACTCACCGGCTGGACTTGAGTCTGCGTATTTGTCCGGTGCGAATGTTATTAGGGTATCATCTCCTGAAGAGGTCGATATATACTTGATTAATAAGATCAAGTCAGAGAAAATTATTACTCCTGTGTGGAAAGATGAGAAACTGAATGTATTGATACCCATGGCGGGTGCGGGTAGTCGGTTTGCTGATGCTGGATACACTTTCCCAAAACCTCTGATAGATGTTGATGGTAAACCGATGATCCAACATGTGGTTGATAACATTGGTATGGAGGCCAACTATATCTTCGTGGTACAGAAAGATCATCGCGAGAAGTATAACCTAGACACCATGTTAAATCTAATTGCACCAAACTGTAAGATAGTAGAGGTTGATGGTGTGACAGAGGGTGCTGCATGTACGACTCTACTCGCAGAGGAATACATTGACAACGAGAACCCGTTATTCATTGCTAACTCAGATCAACATGTAGATTGGAGTTCTCTGGACTTCATGTACAAGATGAATGAACATGATGCGGATGGTGGTATTGTTACTTTCAAAGCAACACATCCCAAGTGGTCGTATGCAAAGGTGAGTCCTGAAGGTTTGGTTACTGAGGTGGCAGAGAAGAACCCTATCAGTGATAATGCAACAGTGGGATTCTACTACTGGAAACGTGGTGAAGATTACGTTGAATATACAAAAGATATGATTGCATCTCGGAAGAAGGTCAACGGTGAGTACTATGTCTGTCCTGTATTCAATCAGGCAATCCTAGGCGGTAAGAAGATCCTATCCTACGAGGCAGACGGTATGGCTGGTCTGGGTACTCCTGAAGATCTGGAAAGTTACCTATTCTCCATTAGATAGTATGAAGACTGCATTATGTTTATCCGGTAGGTGGAATCAACACTGTGACCCTAAGTGGATAGAAAGAACCAAGCAACATGTCCCTCACGACAAAGTCTATACCGGAACGTGGAGTAACCAGATATATGGTCTCTATGGTGAGGTGCACATGAAACAGGTTGGGTTCTCACCCGACTTCTACTTTGATGAACCTAAGAATGAGTATCATCCTGTCTTTGATACTGAGGCCTATCCCGATTCTGCTAGTGAGTTACGACGAGATATTTTTCCTCATATGTTGGAGAGGGAGAGGGTATCTAAGATGCGGTATGCGGTTGGACTGGATGATACCATCTATACCAACAGTCAACTGGTACACGCACACGCATGTGCGAACTGGCACAAACAACTTTTGATTCACAACGAGATGATGAAATCAATACCTGATGAGTATGATATGATCGTGCGTAGTCGTTTTGATGTTGTTGTGTCTGATCAGATTCCGTGGGGAGAACTGATCCAAGAGTCATACGATAAAGATATGCCTATCGGATTCAACTGTATGAACTACTATGGCACCCACAAGTTCAATGAACTAAAACCGATGGGTAAGGAAACCACCTACTACATCAACGATGCCCTGATCATCCACCCCAGAGATTGCTGGGACATCGATTTAGTGGATTCTCTATATAAGAACAAAGAACTAAAAAGCGCAGAAGAGGGGTGGTATCAAATACTATCTGAACCCTTTGGATATTATCATAAGAGTTATCATGGTGGTTGTTATCTATCTGCCCGTTGGGAATATGTAAAAGATGTTGACGAAAGCCTTCATAATCAGTCTAGTAAATAATCATGAGGCAACCGTGGCCACACGGTTGGTCATTGAGTCTATAAAGAAAACTGAGTCTGAACTAGAACCCATAATACTACCCGCGACAACACCATCGACTATTGATGAGGGTCTGAAGTGTCTAGAGATGTCTGGGGCAAAGTGGACATATCCAGTCAAACCAGAAGATGATGGTCTTGATTTCAAAACGGGATTATATCTTCGTCATTATGAAACCAAGAATCACGCCAACCGTGTAGCATGTATGATCTCCCACATGAGGTGTTGGAAGATGTGTGCTGAAGGTAGTGATCCAATTGTTGTCCTAGAACATGATGCACTATTCACTAGAAAGTTTGCGACAAGTGACTTGACAGAACAGTGGAAGGGTGGTATAATAGGCCTCAATGATCCACGGGGTGCAACTCGAAGATCAGATATATTTCATAATGCGGTGAGTTCCCAAATGGGAGTTCAATCTGTACCAAATGTTGATACTTCGGAGGTTCCCCAAGGATTGGCAGGTAACTCTGCATATCTGATATCACCAAAGGCAGCAAAGAAATTACTAAATAAAGTGGAAGAGATTGGAATGTGGCCAAACGATGCGTTGATGTGTAAACAACTGTTTCCTTGGTTACGAGTAGTTTATCCATATTACACCACCATACAAAGAGGGTTGAAATCAACCACAACGAAATGATAGAAAATAATAACGCAATACCTCCGGTATCATATCTACCCCGAATGTCGGATCAGACATATACAGTTGAACGAGTAAACCGTGCTCCTGATGGACAACACAAGATCCAGCAAACGACTTATATTGTGACTACATATGATTATAACGGGAAACTTACTACCTCAACCAACTCAAGTCAGATAAACTTTTTAGTATGAAAGCGTTCGTAATTGGTATAGCAGATAATGAGAAATCATTAAGATCCGCAGAACGATGTATCTGGAGTGGTGATCGTCATGGCGTTGATATCAAAATGTTCAATGCTATCACACCCAAGGACGATCCCGTATCGATGCTTGAGAAGGAGGGTATTGATCCTGAACGGTTTGATGAAGTATACTCCCGCAACCTGAACTGCATGGCCGCATTCCTCTCACACCACACTCTGTGGAAACGGTGTGGATCTGGAACAGAACCCTTTGCTATCTTTGAGCATGATGCTGTCTTGGATACTCCTATTCCTACAACACCTTTCAGTTATGTGATGAATATTGGTGCGCCATCCTATGGTAAATGGAACACTCCTCAACAAATTGGGGTGAACCGTTTGACAACCAAAAGTTATTTTCCGGGCGCTCATGCGTATATGGTGACTCCGGCGGGTGCAAGACTATTGGTAGAGAATGCCCCTACATACGCAAAACCGACTGATGTTTATATGCATCTTGGCGTGTTCCCTTGGTTACAGGAACACTATCCTTTTGTCGCTCACGCTGACGATAGTTTTACTACAATACAAGTAGAACGTGGTTGTCTTGCAAAACACAACTACGACGATAAGTATGAAATAATTAATGTCTAATTTGAACATATTTTTAACAGGGTGTGACATCAACACTGAGTGGCAGTTATCTTGGTTCATAAACAAGTACAAGAACCACAATGATACTCCCATAGTGTGCGCTGACTTTGGTATGAGTAATGAGGGACTTGAGTTTGCTCAGAACAACTTCGATCTAGTGATTGAAATCAAGAGTAATGCAAGAGGGTGGTTTAAGAAACCCCGTGCGATTATTGATGCGACTAGACTAAACGGTGTGAGTAAGACATGTTGGATGGATACTGACTGTGAGGTAACATCTGATATCTCAGGGATATTTAATCTGTCTGAACAGGGTAGATTGGGTATGATCAAGGACAGGCCGTGGTCTAGTCGCAGGAACGAGTTGGGTGATTGGTATAACTCAGGGGTGGTCTTGGTAGAAGGAACTCCAAACATACTACTGGCGTGGGCAGACCAATGTATTCAAGATCCAGTTCAAGGTGATCAAGAAGTACTATATTTGATGATGGGTGGTGATGAGTTGAAAAAGTTGACATGCATCAATCCTCTACCACATACATACAATACGTTAAGATTAGACTACATAGATGGTGTCGATGTAAAAAATCCTAAGATTATACATCACACTGGGGCGAAGGGTAAAGAAATAATACGGGAACAAATGATATGAATTTTTTAATAGAAGCTCTTGAAAAGAAACTTGAAGGTGAGGTTGCGGTGGCAAAGGCGAATATACAAGTCTATATTCAGAATGCCGCCGGTATCGGAGAACATTCGGATATAGTGGAAACTATTGAAAAGGAGATTGCTAAAATCGCAGAAGCCGAAGATAAACTTGAAGTGATAAGGTACTTAAATGTTTGAATATAGATGTAATGTCGTAAGAGTCGTTGATGGTGATACCGTTGATGTAGACATTGACTTGGGGTTTGGTGTGTGGATGCGTAAACAACGTATTCGGATGTATGGTATTGATACACCCGAATCACGTACCCGTGACCTCGAAGAGAAGAAGTATGGTCTTGCTGCCAAAGACTTCTTGTACGGTCTACTTGATGATCCTAAAGGTGTTACACTGAGGACTCATAAGGATGGTAAGGGTAAGTATGGTCGTATCCTTGGTGAACTGTGGAGAACCTCTACTTATTCTGATAAGTCAGTCAACGAGTACATGATTGAGAAACATCATGCGGTGCGCTACATGGGTCAGTCTAAAGAAGATATTGAAGAAGCTCACATTGAGAATAGGAAGTTTGTTATATTATGAGAGTGAATGTTCTGGGTAATGGTGATAACGCTGGACTTTTCCAACGGGGTACGCCTGGAAAACTATTGGTATGTAACATGCCACCCTTTGCTATTCCAAGGCAAGAGGTGTGGGCAACCTGTATGGTAGACTTCAAAATGATGAAGGCACTACAGGAAGGACATATTCAATTGGATATGTATGATTGGGTTCTGGGTACTAGACCAAAGATTTGGATGGAAAATTCTGGAACTTTCTATATGAAGTACTCACATCTAATCAAAGGATTCTATGGACATGTGCCCAAGTATGCGGCGGTGAACGGTGATGTTAGATATGCTGCAACTAACTTTAATTGCGGTCATATGGCAGTCCATTATGCGTGTAATAAAATGCAGGCTGATGAAGTACATATATATGGATTCGATAGTATCTTTGATATGAATCTTGATAGTTTCACTGACCTATTGTTGGAAAGTGATCGTGGCACAGCAAACACAGTTAGACTTGCTGATAACTGGAGACCCATATGGGTTGAGATGTTCAAGGAGTTTCCTGATACTAAGTTTGTATTGTATCATGTTCACCCGAATATCAAGATTCCTGTGGGAGATAATGTCGAAATAAAAGTGGTAAATAATAAAGGTAAGGTGATAAATAATGATTGATGGATTAAATCTCGCACGATGCGAGAATCATGTACTTGTTCGTATGGACAAGGGGTTTGATTTGAATATGGTGTCTGATGTTGAACTTTCTAACTACCGTGATGAAGTATGTGGTGTCGGGCAGAAACTTGTAATTGTTGATGATGACAATCAATTCGTTTACGCAGAGGAGTAAAGTATGGACTGGAAACTAAAACTTCAGGTGATATGGGATCGTGTAGTGGATGTCTGGGACAGGGTGAAGTATAAACTGGGTCTTATCATCGGAGTATTTCAAGTTCTAATCGGGCTGACTCAGAGTCAACCCCTTAGTTTTGCCGCAGGTTTTATTCTGTTTGCTCTTACTTGGAACGAGGTGGCCAACAATGTGGACTTCTGGGATCGTTGGGGTTAATCTCTCCTCTTTGCTTCCCTTTCCTTCTTGATCCATTGCTTTGCAGCAGGCGAAGTGGGAGGTCGCTTTACCCATGCACTCATTTTTCGATATGCACCTAAGATTGCTCCTTCAGAATCAGATTCTTCTGAGTTATCGACAATGATCATTTCAGAGCCACGGTTAAAAAAGTTCTGAAACTTACCGAGATTATTCTGCACATCTTTCCACATACCAGTTACCGCAGCGGTAGGCAGTGAACGAGCCCGCATTTTATTGCGTCTTTGTGCAGTCTCTAAGTCAGTGTTAACAAAGATCATAGCCACATCGTACCCTAATTTCTTTAGAGCAGTGGCTTGTTTTTGAATCTTACCGAAATCTTTGCCGGTGCCATCGATGACAAGACCTAACCTTCCACCAATGTAACCTTTCTGTCTCATGCCAGTGACAGTCTTCGCTTTTTGGCGAATCTCCTGTCCCTTGGGAGAAAACATGTTTTTAGGTGTGGGCTCCATGCCTGCTTTCTTGAGCATTCGCTCAAAGGCATCATCTGAGTTTACTAATTTTAATCCAAGAGAAGTAAGACCCGTCTTACCAGCAATGAAAGATTTGCCAGATCCAGGCCCACCCGCAAGGAATACTGCCTTGAAGATTGCGGGGTCATCTACACCCTCGACCATGAATTTCTTGAACTTAATCATTTTAATATACCTTGTATGATTTTTGGAAGTGGGGTAACATTTTATATCCAGTAAACATGTCAGTCAGGAGTTCGTCACCGTGAAAATCGGGTCTGTATGAATTTTCTAATACATACGTAAACACATCAGTCATGTCCTTTGTCTCGCCCACTAGTCGAGGTGGCGCTTCAACATTGTTGAGATGAGGATTTCCTCTCAGATATTCTTCTTTATATAATGAACGCCTACGCACATCATGTAGATCAAAGTCTGGTGTGCAGTATGAAGCGAAGTCATTCTTAATGTCTTCGGCATTAAAATATATGTCTTCCGATGGCATGGGATGTCCTGCCAGAAAGACGCAGTCAAACTTTACACCTTCGGGTGGTGACACTTCATATGCTGAGTCTCCCATCGTATACATTCCATTAGACCTGCAAAAAGTTACACCAAATCCGTCCATCAAATCGTGGTACACACTTGTGTGACCTTCTGGATATGCAACATACATATTTGATGGCAGTTCGTAGTACTTGTTAGTGCACGGCATCATATGATAATTTATATTAGGTACATTTAGAATGTAGGATTCGTCCATCATTCTAGGATATAGAGTGTTTCTAAACGAAGGAACGAACAGAACATTCTGGTACTGTTTCGCACTCAGAATGTTGTTAAGTAATAGTGACTGTGGAATATGTCGTTCTGTACCAAGAATCTTGTCTGTCAACAGGGTAGATGTGTATCCCTTGATTCTTTCTCGTACTAGATTCCTGAATTTATAATCGTTCAATTCTGGGATCAGTGAGACCCGATAGCTTCTATCGTCGTTCACTCCAGTGACTATGTTATACATTGTATCGTACATTAGTAAACCTTATACCATTTATCAACATTGATGATGTTGGATGCAAGTCTACTGTATAAGATCACACTTCTCATATTGGGCATCTCAAGTTCACGATTAACAAAAGCGCCATTGGTCTTATCTATAAGTTTCTTCGGAGTGTTGACTGCCTGAAACATTGTCTGGGCAATAACTGTATTTTGTTTCGGAGTACTGCCCACGATACTTCTTGTGTCGTTCTCATGACGATACACATCAATAAGATCAAACTCTGGTGTGCAATATCTGGTAAATGTTTCCTTGATATCCTTTACGTTAAACTTCCCTTTTGAGTATGCATCACAACCCAGTAGAACAACAGCATCAAACTTGACATCAGCCGGAGGTTTAATTTTGAATGTACTATCTAGTGCAAAAGGTGAATCAACATCTAATGTCTTGACACCATATGACTCATAGAATGGGGTGAACCAATCACCAGACTTTACCTTGGTTACATACATGTTCATCATGGTTCCCGCTGCCTCATGGACTATTGGTACCAGATGATCTCCCGCACTCTTGTGTGCTTGGTGACCCTTAACTACGGTATCATAATCTTTATCTGCAAACGAAGTCACCACAAGGACATTTTTGTATCCAGATAGAGTCAACAATCCTGAAAGGACAGATGCGTCAGTTACCAACCCAATATGATCATTCGGATGCAATGTCTTCCCTTTATACTTGGGAAGTGCTTCCGAGACAGCCTTGAACAGTTCTTCCTTTCTATTAAGGTTTACGATAGCGTTCTGGTTCTGACTGATTGGGTGACATCTGTATAGTAGCATTACTGACCCTTGTAGATATTCTGTATATAGTCCTCGAACTGCTCAATCTTCTCAAGTCGATTGGGCCAGAGGATATACTCTTTCTGAGGGTTTTGTTTCAGGTTGTTCAACAATGGTTGGATCGCATTGAACAGACTGTCCAGTTTTTCTTGGGTTTCTGACACAGAGTCGGACACGGACGCAACCTTAGACTGTGCTTGCTGCACTGCCTCCAGTTCGTCTTCGTCTACTAGGGTAAACCCGAAATCGAATAGTTCTTTAGTCATGTGTTTATTTATACAAAAAAAGACTTGACAAAATATGTTTTTGTCTGTATGATGTTAATATATATTCGAGAGGTACCTATGCAATCATTCCACGGATCTATGAAATACGATCAGTCTGGTCGTAAACGCAAGACCAAAGCATGGTCAAAAACCAAGAAGTACAAACCTGAGTTCAAGACGATGAAGTCCTACAGTGTGGGCCCTGCGTGGAGAACCGAGACTGAGACTAAGTCTGTGCCTCTTACTGCCTATACCCCTGATAGGGACATTACCTTCCAGTTGGAAGAGTCCAAGAACTTTACTGTTGCTCCTGCGTACAATAAGGGTGCTTATCAGGTTATTCCAAAAAGTGATATAAAACACATTGGTAAGTAGATATTGATCTAAGAAAGTGTTTGACTTTCCCTGTGATATCGCCTATAATACTTGTATTGAAAATGAGAAAGGAAAAGAGATGACCCCATTTGTTAAAGAAGAGTTTGTTTGGGACGGTATGTATCTTATGTATCGTGGGCGTCACACCAAGAGTGTGAACTACGAAGTCGCGAGACCTGACTGTCATCCTTCTTGGGTCGGTAAACCAAAACCTGAGTTTATCGCTCGATTCAAGTATGGTCGTAAGCCATGGAAAGCATGGGTCAACTTCCTTGTGAAGAATGTGTCTGTTGAGGAATATTTGGAACTTGCGGAGGAAATCTATCCTAGACCCGCAATGGAAAAACTCGGTTACAAAGGTAAGTAAGGAACTGTTATGTCTAAGTTAGTAATCACCACACAATACATGGAAAACTACTCGTTTGATGTAGACGGGTATCCTTCAACGGAACCCGATGCCTACTTCAAACCAAAGGGTGGCACCACCTATGTCATGGAGAATCTCTCTTCTAGGGATCTCAACGAGATTGCTCACGGCACCTTCATGCCTGTGATTCAGGATCTCGTGTCTTACAACAATGATGTTGCTCGTGAGTATGTCATTAGTTGGGATATTGTCGAGGATGACGCTAAGGTCGGTGAATCTTGGGAAGCTCCTATCTTTATCACTCTTGAGCGTGGGCGCTGGAGAGCAACTCGTACTACCGTGAATGACGAGTACCGTAACCTAGTTCCTGTCATTCGTAGTTACACTGAGTCGTGGCTCATGTTCTCTGATGCCGAGAAGGAATTCGGCACCTACACAAAGGACTATGTAGTCCGTGTCGATGGTGAGGAGCGTATTGCCAAAGAGAACGAGGTTCTCGAACTCATCGAAGAATTCTATGCAAAAAAGAGGGAGACCGCATGACACAGTATCGTCAATCAGTTGAAGAGCAGCGTACTCGTATCGCAGCAGAGAAGTGGGCTAAGGGTGTGAACAATGTCCATGTTCACGGATTATCGTCCATGTGGTACGATGATCGTCCAGAGGACACCTCTGATGGTAAGACCGTGACAGATGTCCAGTACAACGATGGTCACATCCAACGAACTCTGAACGAGTCTGGTGAAGTGGTCATCATGGGAACCAAGTTGACAGGACAAGCACTGATTGATGAATATCAAAAAAGTGGGCGTTAATTGAAAAAAAGTGTTGACAAAAGTTGCTGCATCGCTTATAATACTTGTATTGAGAATGAGAAAGGAACTGAAGAATGTACCACGAATGTGAAGCTGCTGAAGAAATCACTGTTGTCTTGACCAAGAAAGAACTTCATGTCTTGCGAATGGCAGCGATGCGAACTGCAAACGTGATGGCACAGGATATGACTCCTACTGCCCAGAAGCGAGTCGAGTTGATTGACATCGCTACCGAGAAACTAGAACGAGCCTTTTACGGAGTATAGTATGGAAAAATACATTGTTAAGTCACAAACTGGTGAGGTCTTTGCAGGTCTCTATGCCCCAATCACTTCTTACGAGTCGGCGGTTTCATACGCCAACTCCGCTGTATTCAGCGCACAGTTTCCCGAAATCACTGAAGCAACAGTAGTTGTTGTTACTAATGATGGTACAAAAACCGTTTATAATACTGAGGAGCGTGTATGAAACACCTAAAAAGAGCGATCATATTTGTGGTCGATAGTTGGAGACTTGTAATGGATGTGAGATATAATCCATTGAGATATGTCAAAGATCCTAGTCTACAAATGTATTTCACCTTGGCATTGTTTACAATGTGGAGTGCATACTTCGGTTTTGTGGCAAGTGATCACCTAGGCTGGGTAGACTACAGTACCTTAACCAGTATATTTATTCACTTGGGTGTAGTTATACCGATAGCGTTTACTAATGCAGTCTTTACGGATGCTGAACGCGATGGTTCTAAATGGTTACGTGAATGGAGAAAGAAGTAATGCCTATGACATTTGTTGAAGAGAGTCGGTACCAGTTACTGCGTGAAAAGTTTGATGTTCTCACTGAGGGCATGGACGATTGGAAGATGCCCATCGTGGGTGTTGTCCCAATCCGTGAACTTGATGACTATCGTGATGCCGTCGAGTTCATGACCGGATCTCAACTGTATGTTGTCAAGCAGGTTAATGAACCTAACTTTGGTGACATGAAAGTTCGTGCAGAGGGTTACTATGTAGCACAGGGTGAAGGGTAATGAATGTCTTTCACCTATCTGCTAATCCAGTGAAGGCTGCGCGTATGCACTTGGATAAACACGTGGTCAAGATGATCATCGAATATGCCCAGCTCATGAGCACGGCACATCGTGTTCTTGATGGTGAAGAGTACTATGATAAGACTGCGATTGGTCGTAAGATCAAACGTTGGAAACATCCGAACTCTAATCTAGAGAACACTCTCTACAAAGCGTCCCATGTGAATCACCCTAGTGGAATATGGACTCGCAAGACATCTGCAAACTATCTGTACCTACACCAGATGTGGGAAGAACTTTGCAAAGAGTATACCTACCGATATGGAAAAAAACACTTGACAGAAAGGAAGTTATCTGGTATACTCTCCTACATTCCTGAAAACATACCTGATGGTGGGTTGACGGAATTCGCGCAAGCAATGCCTGAGTATTGCAAGCGTGAAGATCCTGTAGAAGCATATCGTTTCTACTACATTAACGAGAAGAAGCGATTTGCTAATTGGACAAACCGTGCAATGCCAGATTGGTACCAACAAGCAGTCGGTGGTTTTTAATATGGAGAAAGACTTGAATTATCAAGAAATCGTTGACACCTTACGTCAAGGTGTGGTAGACTTATCATTCACAAAAGTGAAGGATGGTGCTATACGTGAAATGAAGGCAACTCTAGTATCAGATTTGATACCAGCAGATAAGATGCCCAAGACTGATGCGAATGCAAACACTGAGAAGAATCAACTTGCGGTGCGTGTGTTTGACTTGGACTTGGCTGACTGGCGTTCGTTTCGTGTAGACTCTTTGTTGTCATTCAACATGGAGAGTCCGTACCCATCAACTCATGACCTCATAACTGGCGCATAGACTATATACCTTATGGCAAAAAAACTTACAGCAGCACAGAAAGCAAGGAAGACTAGGGAAGCGAAGAACAAACGTGCCCTAGAAGAACTTGGATTTGAACGTGGCAAAGTGAAACGTAAACGCAAACCTATGACTGCGGAGCAGAAGAAGGCAGCGGTAGAGCGTCTCGCAAAGGCACGGGAAGCACGTGGTGCGGATGGTAGTAAGTCTGTCTGTGAAGACATACGAGATCTACCAGAAGATCACTTTTTGCATTGGAAGAAGGTCAAGCAATGGTTGAAGTCTAATCAAGACGAACTGAAGGCAATGCGTAGTTATAAGAACTCGAAGGCCTCTAAGGAGAGATCAGAATACATTGCTCTGGAGAACTATGTCGATAATCTAAAGAAGTACCTTGCGAATGGTGTCTGGTTAGATTATCGGTATGGTGAACAACGCGAAGGTCGTATACAGTACAAGGTTGAGGCAATGGCCTACCATGCTGACGGTACACCCAAGCGTACAATGGGATGGTGGTATCCCGATATCCGACAGACTTGGACACCCGAACTGATGGAAGAGTTTGACAATGATAAGGAATATGCCAAGCAATTTCACAGTTCTTCTACTATTATAAATAGTGATGAGGAGGAATAGATGAAAGTTGATTTCCAAATGGGTGGAGTGGATTCTTCTTCGGAAGAGTCCAACTTCATGAACAAGAAGAAGTTCACCAAGATGACCGAAGATGCGGTCAGACAAAAATCAATGTCCTATATGGACGCAGTGGTTTATCTCTGTGAAGAGAATAACCTAGAGATTGAAGATGTCAAGAAATATATCGCGACATCTATCAAAGAGAAGATTGAGGTTGAAGCAATGAACCTTAACTTTCTCGAAAAGGGTGAGGCCTTACCCTTAAAATAAAGGTTGACAAAACGATTACATTATGGTATAGTGGACACACAATCATACAAGGAAAATACAAAAATATGTCTTTTGCAAATCTAAAAAATAACCGTACCGACATCACCCAGTTGGCAGCAGCCGCACAGGCGATGGGAGGCGGTGCCAAGCAAGGTAACAACAAGTACGAAGACTTGCGCTTCTGGAAACCTACGGTAGATGAATCAGGTAACGGTTATGCCGTTGTTCGTTTCCTCCCTGCGGCAGAAGGTCAAGAACTCCCTTGGGTACGTTACTTCGATCACTTCTTCAAAGGGCCTACGGGTCAATGGTATGTTGAGAAGTCTCTCACGACTCTGGGTAACAATGACCCAGTGAGTGAATACAACTCACGACTATGGAACTCTGGTATTGAAGAGGACAAAGAAATCGCACGTAAACAGAAGCGTAGACTTCACTATGTTGCGAACATCATGGTTATGAACGATCCTGCCAATCCTGCCAACGAAGGTAAAGTATTCATGTACGACTTCGGCAAGAAGATCTTTGATAAGATCATGGATAAGATGCAACCAGAATTTCCAGGCGAAGAACCGATCAATCCGTTTGACTTCTGGACTGGTGCTGACTTCCAACTGAAGATTCGTAATGTTGCGGGATATCGTAACTATGATAAGTCTGAGTTCAAGGCTCCTGCACCGTTACTGGAAGCAGATGAGACGCGACTCGAAGCAACTTATAATCAGTTGCACGACATGTCAGAGTTTACTGCTCCGTCTTCGTACAAGGCCTATGACGAACTGAAAGGTCGTTTGGAAGTTGTACTGGGTCAATCAACGGGTGCTGGTGCAACCATCAAGAATGACTCACTGACCGAGACTGCGGAAGTAGTATCTGCACGTGAACAAGAACCACAGGTTATCGCCTCTGCTCCTGAACCGAATATCACGGCAGCAGCAGACGAGGATGATACTCTAAGTTACTTTGCTAAACTTGCAGCAGAAGACTAAACTCTTCTATCCTTTGAGGGGCACTTCGGTGCCCCTTTTTTTATGCTAGTTTACCCAACTGACATTGTGGAAATTATCAGCGGCTCTATCAAGGTCATCTGTCGCGGGTGATGGGTCACCATACATCGCAGAACTACTCTGGTTGTTATTGGTAGTAGTCTGTGGAGCAATGACCGTAGCACCACCACCAGCACCTTGTGACTCAAGGAACTTGATCTGATCCTGTAGTTCGCTAATACGTCTCTCCGTTATAGCACCAGCATTCGTATTTCGTTCTTCGGCAGACATGCCAGCGAAACGTCCCTCGTTTCTTGCTAACTGAGACCTACGTCTTTCAATTTCTGATGCCCTTACCTCTGGATTCGCGAGTCTCGCTGCTCGTCTTTCTTTTGCTGCCTCTGCCCCTGCAAGCATCGCTGCCTTTTTTGCCTCACGTTCTGCGGCATTCCTAGCAAACTCTGCTTTACCTTCTTCTGAATCGGCATAGGCAGTGAACTCCTTTGTCGCATCATTCATGGGTTTGGTCTTGAGCCCAGGCGCAGTTGCTTCTTGTGTCTTTAGGACTGTTTGAGGTGGTGGTTCCGTGACAGTTACCTGCGGCCCTTGACCACTAGCGGATCGTCGTGCTTGTTCTTGTTTTCGTAACGCACGTTGTAGACCTTTGTTACCTTCTTTCACTTCAGGAGGAGCGTCTTCTTCGTCATCACCGAAACCAAAGATACTCTTCACACTATCCAAGGGACTTCTAACGAAGTCTAATACCATATCCTTTAACTTCATTAGGGAATCAAAGATAAAATCAGTGATAGAGATGGAAGCAAGTTTTTCTTTGAAATCCTCAAACCCGAACAGACCTGCAACGAAACCAACAAGCATCTTACCAAGGTCAAGGATACCACCGATGAATCCTGAGACGAATCCAGCTATCGCACCCATGATACCACCAAAGATCTTCTCTCCCAGACTACCTTCGGTTTCCTCGAATCCTGTCATAGCACCACTGAATGCATCGATGACACCAAAGATGAATGCGGTGATAGGCCCGCCAAGGAACCTACCTAGTCGTTGAAATACACTAAAGAAAGGTTTGGCTACTTCTGCGATCTTAGAAATAAACCCACCAGCATCCTTTGCTGTATCTGCAACCGTACCTATCTTGGAGAACACACCCTTGATATCGTTAAACAATAGTTGTAGGTTATTGAAGGCTGGACGGAATACGGCAAACGCAGCACCCAGTCTAGCAGGGAAACTTTTGAAGTCACTTGCTACTATAGTAACCTCTTTTCCAACAGCCCCAACTGTAGTCCCCACCTTTTTGAATGCATTTACGAAGTTGAATACGCCTCTCCTGAACCCTTCAAGACCCTTATCGAGAAATGATACTTCAGTTTTTACACCACCACCGAAACGCTTGAAAAAATCTGTGATACCATCTGTAATACGTTTGATTTGTTTACTGAAGAACCCTTTGGTAAAGAGATCCAGACTATCAACGAAACCACGGAAAATACCAGCAACAGCACCGACTACTGCGGCACCAGCCGCAACAAGTGCTGCTCCAATAACACCCAGACTAGACCCTTTAACGGCAGCGCCACCCGCAACGAGATCACCACGACCAGCAGGAGCCTTCTCTTCCTTCTTCTCTCGCTCTTTCTCTAGATCGTCACCCTTACTAGCAGACATAGACTTGAAGTACTTCTCAAACTGTTTGTTGAGAGTGACAAGTTGCCCTAACTGTTCTTTGTCTCGTTGTTCAGAAGCAGCGTTATTTAGACGCAGTTCTCCTGTTACCTTATCAAGTGTTGCCATTTGTTATCAACGCCTTTGTTGTTCTTTCATCTGTTCTTCTCGTTCTTTCAAGTGTTCCTCAAGTAACACGAGATAGACCTCTCTCTCCCAAGGCATCATATGTTCGATGTCTTGTAGTGAATACTGAAAGTGCTGCATCAACGCGAAGTTGGTCTTAAAATGATTGACCAAAGTATCGTGTGAGAGGCACACTAAAAAAAATCTTGGATACCCTCCAGAGTAATCGTGCTATCTTCTCCACACTTGGAACACGTGAACTCTATATCCTTTTTCATGGCAGGTACAGTCTTCAAGAATTCACCTACCTGTTCAAACTGTTTATTCGTCATTGAGTCGATAAACCCACTCAACTCCTTTCTGCTTACATCACTCGCGAGGAACTGTTCATCCTCTGTCATTATGGATACAACACAATCCTCTAACATAGCAAACCCAAAGTCTGCCTCCGTCATACCATCCTTATAATGTCTCACAAACGAGTCGTATGTCGGGTATCGCATCTCAATAGAGATATCATCAGTGAGTTGAATTACATTATCAACATCAGTCTTGAATACCTCTACCGTTGATAGATCGACACTCACTTCAGTCGTGCCGTCACACTCTTCTTGTTGACACCTCACCGTCAGGTTAGATGACTCACCCACAGACTTACTACGAATCTGGGTGAACATATACTCCACATCAAATGTGGCTAGTTCAGAGGATACAATATCCTCGTAGACACATGCGACTACCGTGTCCATCATTGCTCTCATTGCCTGTTTCTCATCCTGAGACTCAAACGCAGAGAGTAGAATCTTCTCTTCCTTGACCAAGTAGGGTCTGTATGTAATCTGCCTGTCCGATGACGGAATCGTCATCTCATACTTCAAGGTATCATTTAACTTAGGTAATGCCATAATATGCTCCAAATATTATAAAAACTTCCTGATCAATTCGCCTGCAATTCCTTCAATGAAACCACCGCCACCAGCGTCACCACTTTTACTTGACCAATTCTTGTAAGACAATTGTACGGTTACTTCCATCAACTGCCCATCGTCACCCAACGGTATTTCGTTTAGTGTAGTTGGGTATGCTTTATCTAGGACTAAAGTATAGGTGATATCATCACCAAATACTGCATTCAAATCAATCTCACCCTGTGCAAGATCTAATGGCCCTAGTCTTGGTAATCGTCCCCTGATAGATGATGGGATCTTACCCGAATCAAATATCTCTTTCTTATAAAGAGGAAACGATGTACCTTTCTTGATGTGTTGAATAATGACCGGATGGGTATAGTCATTGTAGTATCCAACTTCTAATGTCTCTTGGTTTACTGCGAGGTTCTGCCACTGTTCAAAGTAGGTTCGTACCTTCATGTCATTCATACAGATAAAGGTCAGGCTGATATCACCTACCGCATATCCGTATGCCTGTTTAGTGGTCGTTAGACCAATCTGGTTCTCGGTGGATAAGATCTGACGGCCAGGCAATGATGCTGCCTTGCACAATAGGTTCATCTCTCTTGCATCACCGTTGATAGGTGGCAGGAAAATCTTGTACAGATTTCCCATGGCGAACCCACCACCCGCACCCACTTGGGACTTGAAATCATCAATACGAAATGCCATTAGTCTTTACCTATCATCTGTCTTGAATCGTAGAACACCTTCTGAGAGTTGGACTTTCTCCAACTTGCGGTTGGTAGGAATGTAGCAATCTCCCACTCAGGCGCGGGTACTTCTGCAAACTTACTCTGTACATGCTTGGTCAAGTAGTGCTTGAAGCATGGTTTGTAGTATCGTAACTTGGAGATACTCTGTAGTCGTTTGTATGTGATGTTGAACTTCGCATCATCACTGGTCTTGCTAGACGCAACCTCCATCAACGAATCCAACATCTTTGCTCGTAACAAGGGTGGTAGATAGTGTAGGTTGAGACCATAGAACCCACCCTCTGCGGGGCCCACAACTACCACCAACGGAAATGTATCATAGTATGGTAGTGTGTCTTTGCCTTTGGGATCATAGAAGAACATCTGCATCGTACCAATAACACCTCGTTGGGCTCTGGTCTTTAGTGGTTCCTCTTTCATCAACTCTTGTCGGTTGATGGAACGCATGTTGGATGCTTTCTTTCTGAACCATTCACGCGATTCTTCGGTACGGGGTGTTACACCAGCACGGAATGCCTGTAGTTCTAATCTGTTGAATATGTT